GCTGCTCACCCTGCGCAAGGGTGGCCTGTCGACCCGCAAAATCGCCGCCCAGCTCAACGCGGACGGCATAGCCTCTCCCGGTGGGGGTCTCTGGCACCGGACCAGTGTTCAACGGGCCCTCGGGCGCCTTCAGGAGACAGTAAATGCCTAGCAGTTGGCAACGATGGGTCGGTGAAATCCAGAAAAAGGGCGTCTCGATCAACGAGCCGACCCACCGTCGACTGAAAGCGGTCTCCGAGGAGACCAGCATGTCGATGCAGTTCTGGGCCGACGCCGCGATCCGGTTTTTCTTCGCCCACACCAAGTCGGCCGCGCTGATCGACGCCGCCAAGGGGGTCACCCTGGAGGAGTACACGGCCCGGGTGAACGCCGCCGACAAGCTGATCACCCGCCTGATCGAGCACGGCATGGAGGAGCCCGAAATCGACACCAAACCGCTGCTGGAGCCCACCCGGAGGGGCGAGGAGGAGCTGCGCCGCGAGACGTTGCAGCTTCCCGGCCACCCGACCAAGGCGCGCGAACGGGCCGAGGAGGTGGGCGCGGTGATTGGCAAGACGGCGCGCAACTCGACGCGGACGCTGGGTAGGCACTAGAAAAACCACGAGTTTCGTGGCGGCCACAGCGTCCGCCACACAACCGCTTGCGGGTTGCATAGTCGCGCTGTCATTTCTCCAGCATGGCCAAAAAGGCGGCAAAGCGTAATTTGAAGCGCCTGCGCGAGCGCATGGGCGCCGCCGGCCGCCTCGCCGCCCCACACCCCAAAAAGGCCGATCGACCCCGCTACCCGAGCGGCCGATTGAAGCCGCCGACCCCCAATCCGCGCGTCGTCGCCGAGCGCCGGCTGCTCCTGAACGCCCCCGAGGCCCACGGCGCCGCGCTGCGCCACGCCGAGAACGCGCTCGATCTGATGCTCGCCCGGGGTTGGCTGACCCAGCCGCTGCACGAGGCCGCGACCAGCTTCCGCCGACTCTACCGGGCGGCCTTTCCACCCCTCCCGGACCTGAAGACGGTCTCGATCGCCGAGGAGCCCACCCGCGACCCTGACATCCGGGACATCAGGGTCCAGGTCTCCTCGCCCAACCCCGATGGCAACCCTGCGGCGATGGACAGTCTGAGGTCCATCTGGCGCGTGCTGGCCCACCAGCCCGCCGCCCGCAGCGAAGTCATCGAGCTGTGTCTGCTGCATGGCTCCTGGCCGACCTGGCTGGTGGGGATGGTTGAACGGCGCCGACTCAGCGCCGACGAGCAAGCGGCCCGCCGCAGCTTCTACTGGGGCCTGCACAACATCAACGCCGTGCTCGCGCACCACCCCCAGGCGCGCGCGCTCGCGGCTTAGGAGATCGACATGGCCAAGAACGGCATGAAGGACACCGGGCGCGCGAGCGTGGACGGCCCAGGCTACAAGGGCGGCACGTCGGCCAGCGGCAAGGCGTCGAGCCCGCCCTACTACGACAAGACCAGCGCCGGGCAGACCAACCGCGCCAGCGTCGGCGGTGACGCGAACGGCAAGGGCCAGGTGAAGTAAAGCGTGGTTTCACGAGTCATCAACGGCATCGAGGTCACCCTCGTCGGCGAGCTGGAGACCGAGGTGCTTCTCGCCGAGCGCGAAGAAAAACGCGCCGCCGAGCGGAAAGCCGGCGTGTTTCGACACCCGGGCGGCCAGTTCGCCAAAGGCAACGCGTGGGCCTTTAGTGCAGATCGGCCGCCCATCGGCCGCCTCGGCACGCGAGACAAGGTCAGTCGCGACTTCCTCACCGCGCTGACGAAGGACTTCGAAGTGCACGGGGCCGCGGCGATCCGCAAGATGCGCGTCAAGAGGCCGGCCGACTACTGCAAGGTGATCGCCTCGCTCCTGCCGAAGCAAATCGAGGTCCGGGAGGAGCCGTTCGATGGCGTCTCTGACACCGAACTCGCTGCAATCATCGCTACCGCCCGAGGAAGTCTCGTTGCTATTGAGGGCGGCCGAGGCAGAAGCGAAACGGAGGACGGAGACCAACCGCCTCCAGAGCTACCAGCCGTACCCTAAGCAGGCGATCTTTCACGCCGAGGGGGCGATCCACCGCGAACGCCTGCTGATGGCCGGCAACCAGCTCGGCAAGACCTACTGCGGCGCCGCCGAGGCGTCGATCCACGCCACCGGCCTGTATCCCCCCTGGTGGCAGGGCCGCATGTGGCCCCGGCCGACTCGGGGCTGGGCCGGGTCTCAGACCGGCGAGGTCACCCGCGACGGCGTGCAGCGCCTGCTGGTGGGCGAGCCGAAGGACGAGAAGTCCTGGGGCACCGGGCTGATCCCCAAGGCGGCCTTGCTCGACTGGTCGCGGCGCCAGCACGTGCCGGACGCGATCGACAGCGTCATGGTGCGCCACGTCAGCGGCGGCGTCAGCACCCTGGGCTTCAAGAGCTACGACCAGGGCCGCCAGAAGTGGCAGGGCGAGACCCTCGACTACGTCTGGTGTGACGAAGAACCGCCGATGGACATCTACATGGAGGCGCTGACCCGGACCAACGCGACCGGCGGCATGACCTTCATCACCTTCACCCCGCTGCTCGGCATGTCCGACGTGGTGCGCATGTTCCTCGGCGAGGAAGGCGAGCAGCGGATCGCCTCGGAGGAAACCTGATGTCAGACAGCTACATGGGCGGCGACGGCGGCGGGCTTACGACCGACCTGGGCGCCAGCATGGGCGGCCTGCCCGACAGCATCGGGCCGAACATCGACTGGGGCAGCTCGGGCGACGCCGCGGGCGCCATGCAGCCGGGCCCAGGCGACCTGAACCCGGGCCCGCTGACCATGCCGCAGCAGTTCACGGCCGCGGACCTGGTGGCGCCCAGCCCCGGCCAGCTCACCGGGCCCCAGGCCGTGAACATGAACCTCACGACCGGCGGACCGCCGCCGCCGCAGAGCTTCTGGCAACGGGCCATGGCAGGCGTCGCGAGCATGGCCCCACCCCAGGGCCAGGGCGCCGCCGGCGCCGACGCCGAGAAGAAGATTTACGCGCCCATGCCGGTGATCACCCCGCAGGGCCAGACGACCGCCCAGCGCCTGGCGGCCATCGGCCGCGGCGAAATCCCGGCGCGCCCGGCCTGGCAAACCATCCGATGAGAGGCTGAGACATGGCCGCCAAGCGCAAACCCACCCACGCCGAGCGCGCGGCGCTGATCCGGGCGCTGCTCGCCCACGCGGTGGCGCAGCACGCCATGCTCCAGAACCCGGCCAACCACTCCGACGCGCCGCCGGGCGGACCGCCGATGCCGATGCCGATGGGGCCGGTCCCCAGCGACGCCAACTCGCCGCCGATGGGCGGCATGTCGGGAGGGCCCCCGGGCGGCGCCTCCCCGGCCTTCCCCTTCGGGCCGCCCCCTCCAGGACAGTGACCATGACCGCACCCGTTGTAGGCGACATCGTCTTCTACCGCAGCAGCGACGCCCCCGACCGGGGCGACCCGGCCATCGTGACCGCGATCCTCGACGACAGCGCCGCGCCCTGCGTGAACCTCACCGTGTTCCGCGACGCCCAGGCGATCATCCAGGCCGAGCACGTCGAGCCGTGGGCCGAGGTGGAACCGCCGGGCCACGGCTACATCAGCCGTGACGAACTCCCCAAGCCGGCGAAATCCGCCCCCCCGGCGGCCCCGGCCAAAGCCGCCGCCCCCGCGCAAGGACACTGATCATGGCCAAGGGCAAACCTCCTGGGCCCACCAAGGCGCAGATGGCGGCCTACGAGAAGTCGCCCCAGGACAAGCGCGAGGACCGCCGCGGCGCCCTGAAGATCGCCGCGAAGGCCGGTAACGCTGGCCGGGGCGGCGGCGGCAAGCGGCGCTGACCGATGGCCCGCACCGGGCGCCGGTCCACCGGCGACAGCAAAGCCCAGGTGAAGATGCCGGCGGTCAAGCAGACCACCCCCAAGCCGACCGGCGGCCCGCGCGCGGTGGCCAAGCCCGCCCAGCACCCCAACGCCGCCAACATGGTCACCAAGGGGTCGCGGAAGGGAGGATGGTAGATGGGCAAGCTCACCGCCCGCAGCCGCAACAAGCTGCCCGACGACAAGTTCGCCGGGCCCGACCGCAGTTACCCGGTGCCGGACGCCAGCCACGCCGCCAACGCCAAGGCCCGCGCTACCCAGGCCGTGAAAGCCGGCCGGATGAGTTCGAGCACCAAGTCGAGGATCGACAGCAAGGCCAACGCGGTCATCCAGCGCGACCGTAGCCGGTAGCGCCATGACCGAGCCCGCGCCGAGCAATGTGACGGCGCTCCCCGGCGTCGCCATACGGACGCGCGAGAGCGACCGCGAAGTCGTGGAGGCCGCCGAGAGGCTGTTGGCGGACGCGCAGGCGGGCATCCTCGCGGGGTTCGCCTTCGCCGCCCTGACAGTCGACGGCCTGGTCAAGTACCACTGGATCGGCGCGTCGGTCCCCGGCAACAGCATGGGCGGCGCCATCGCCCTGCTCAACGCGGGGTTCAACGCCGCCCGCCTCACCCAGTACCAGGACGAGAGGGACTGACCATGCTCATCACCCTGCTGGTCATCGTCATCGTCGTCGGGCTGCTGCTCTACCTGGTGCAGGTGCTGCCGCTCCCCGCGCCGTTCAAGACCATCGCCCTGGTGGTGGTGGTGCTGATCTGCATCGTCTGGCTGCTCTCGGTGGTCGGCGGCGTTCCTGGCCTGGATCACCTCGGACGTTGCTGATGAGCCGGTCCGTAGTGGGCATGACCATCGAAGACGCCCTTCACTACAGCCCAGCCCAGCGCCAGGCGATCATCGACAGCTACCCGGCCCACGAGCGCGAAGCCCGCACCATGGGCATCCCGGTCATGGGCTCCGGTCGGGTGTTCCCGATCAGCGAGGAGCAGATGGTCATCGAGCCCATCCGCATCCCGCCGCACTGGGCCCAGATCAACGGCCTCGACTTCGGCTTCGACCACCCCTTCGCCGCGATCAACATGGCCTGGGATCGCGAAGCCGACGTGCTCTACGTCTGCAAGGAGTATCGCGAGCGCGAGACCACGCCGCTGATCCACGCGGGGTCGATCAAGCCCTGGGGCGACTGGATACCGTGCGCCTGGCCCCACGACGGGCTCAGCCACGACAAGGGCTCGGGCTACGCGCTGCGCGACCAGTACGCCGCCCAGCAGCTCAACATGCTGCCCGAGCGGGCGACGTTCCCTGACGGCGGCTTCGGGGTCGAGGCCGGCGTCATGGAGATGCTGGACCGGATGCAGACCGACCGCTGGAAGGTGTTCAGCACCTGCGGCGGCTGGCTCAGCGAGTGTCGCATCTACCACCGCAAGGACGGCCTCATTCAGAAGGTCCGCGACGATCTGATCAGCGCCTCGCGCTACGCGATGATGATGCGCCGGGAAGCGAAGACTGCGCCGCGCACCCGCAAGCCCCGCGACTACTTCAAGAGCTGGATGAATTGATGCGCCTCTACGACATCAAGACCGACGAGTTTCGCGAGCCGACGCAGGCCGACATCGACCACCTGGCGCTCGCCGAGGCCGCCCACGGCGTGATGGTCGTCGGGGTGCGGACGCTGATCGAGGTCTGCCAGACCATCGCCAAGGGCGAGGCGCCCCCGTTCGACGTCGGCTCGGCCATCCGCATCGGCCTGAGCCACGCGATCACCAGGGGCGAGGCGCCCGATGGCTGACGGGGGCCTCCACTCCCGGACGGCCGCCTACCTCGACGGCTCGCCCCGTATGCCGGCGAGCCAGAAGGGCGACGACGACATCCTGAAGGAGGCCCGCGAAGCCTACGACGTCTGCACCGAGCACGAGCGCCTCAACCGCATCGAGGCGATGGACGACCTGCGCTTCGTGGGGCTGGCCGACCAGTGGCCGGCGCGCGTTCGGGCCCAACGCGAGCAGGAGGGCCGGCCGGTCCTGACGGTCAACAAGCTGCCGACCTTCGTCCGCCAGATCGTCAACGACGCCCGCCAGAACAAGCCGGCGATCACCGTCCACCCGGCCAACGACGCCGCGGCCCCCGGCACCGCCGAGATCATGTCCGGGCTGATCCGCAACATCGAGTACACCTCCGACGCCGACGTCGCCTACGACACCGCCCTGGAGAGCGCGGTGACCATCGGGTTCGGGTTCTTCCGCATCAACACCCGGTGGTCGAACGACGACACCTTCGACCAGGACCTGATCATCGACGCCATCCCCAACCCGTTTTCGGTGTTCGGCGACCCCTACTCGATGCGGCACGACAGCGCCGACTGGAACACCGCGTTCGTGGTCGACATGATCCCGAAGAAGCGGTTCGAGGCGATGTACCACGGGACGCCGGCCGTCGACTGGGAGGCCGAGCAATACTACCGCGGCATGTTCCAGCCGTGGCTGGAGGACGACCAGGTCCGGGTCGCCGAGTATTGGCGCCGCGAGCCGAGCGAGCGCCTGATCCTGGCGCTGTCGAACGGCCAGGTGGTCCCCGAGGACGAGTACGAGCTGAACAAGCCGATGTGGGACGCCATGGGCGTGTTCGTGGTCGGCCAGCCGCGCACCGTGCACTCGCACAAGGTGGTCCAGTATCTGATGACCGGCGTCGAGGTGATCCGCCGGATCGACTGGGGCGGCGTCTACATCCCCATCGTGCCGGTCTACGGCCAGGTGGTGGTGATCGGCCAGGACCGCCGGTTCCGGGGCTTGGTGCGCGACGCCAAAGACCCGATGCGGATGTTCAACTACTGGCGCACCATGGCCACCGAGCTGATCGCGCTCGCGCCCAAGGCCCCCTACGTCGGGCCCAAGGGCGCGTTCGAGACGGACATGGCCAAGTGGGAGACGGCCAACAGCGAGGCTCACGCCTTCATCGAGTACGACGGCGAGAAGCCCCCCACCCGCCAGCCGTTCGCCGGTGTGCCGGCCGGCGTGCTCCAGGAGAGCCTGAACGCCTCGGATGATCTGAAGGCGGTCACCGGTCTCTACGACGCCAGCCTGGGCGCCAAGAGCAACGAGACCAGCGGCCGGGCGATCCTGCTGCGCCAGAAGGAAGGCGACACCAGCACCTTCCACTTCATCGACAACCTCAGCCGCGCCATCCGCCACTGTGGCCGCATCCTGATCGACCTGATCCCCCGGGTGTACAGCACCCCGCGCGTGCTGCGGGTGATGAGCCCCGACCGCAAGGCGGTGGGCGTCCCGGTCAACCAGCCGATCCAGGGCGAGCCGGGGCCGGACGGCCTGCCGGTCGAGCACATCTTCGACCTCACCGAGGGCAAGTACGATTTGACGGTCGAGGCCGGCCCCAGCTTCACCACCAAGCGCGAGGAAGCCGCCAACCAGATGCTGGAGCTGATCCGGGCCTTCCCGCAGGCGGCGCCGGTGCTCGGCGATCTGCTGGCCGAGAACCTGGACTGGCCCGGCGCCGACAAGGTCGCCCAGCGCCTGTCGCTGCTGCTGCCGGCCGTGCTCCAGCCGCATGGCCCGCAGGGCGACGGCGCACCAGCCGGTGGCCCGCCAGGGCCCCCGATGGTGCCGGCCGCGATGCACCAGCAGGCCATGGCGCACGCCGCCACGGCCCAGGGCCAGGCGCAGTCGGCGCAGACGCAGGTGCAGCAGCTCCAGCTCCAGATCGCCCAGATGCAGGCGAACAAGACCATCGAGCAGCAGAAGGCCGACACCGGCGACTTCCGCGCTCAGACCGAACGCATGAAGGCGCAGGCCGAAATCGCCAAGCCTCAGACCGTCCCCGGCGGCGGGTAGCCGCTCACCAGCTCCTGCACGGATCACGATGACCGAAACGACCCCGACCAGCCTGGTCGAGGGCGCGGACCCTGCTGCCGCCTCTCGCCCAGAAGTCGAAGACCACACCGCCCACACCCCCGATCCCGAACCCACCCCGGAGGAGGACACCCCAGCCGGCGCCAGCGATGGCCAAACCGAGCCGGGGCAAGCCGAGCCCGAGGAAGACGAGATCGAGCACGAGGGCCAGAAGTACCGCATCCCGAAGGCCCTGAAGGACAGCTTCCTCCGTCAGGCCGACTACACGCGGAAAACCCAGGCCGTGGCCGACGCCGCGCGCCAGGTGCAAGCAGCCCAGGCTGAGTTCGAGCGCGAGGCGCAGGCCAACCGCGCGGCTCTCCAGGCCGAGATCGCCGACCACGCGCAAGTACACGCTCTCAAGACCCAGCTCGACGGTTGGAAGAACGTCAACTGGGAAGCCCTTGAAGCACACGACCGCGAGAACGGCACGCAGGAGCTGGCGTCGGCCCTCCGTCGCCACACCATGCTCAAGGACGCCCTGGCCGAGGCCGAGGCGACCCTGAACGAGAAGGTGACCGCCCGGACCACCAAGGAAAAAGCTGACCAGCAGCGTCGCGACCAGGACAATCAGGCCGAGGACGCCAGGCTGATCAGCGACGGGGTCCGGCACCTCCAGGCGAAAATCCCAGACTGGTCAACCCAGGCGCCCCAGGTGGCCGCCTTCGGACAAGAGCGGTTCGGTTTCACCCCGCAGGAACTGGCGGCGGTTCGAGACCCCCGGATGTTCGAAGTGCTGCACCTGGCGATGCTGGGAGCCAAGGCGCTGGGCCAGAACAAAACCGTCGCGCGCGTCCAACAACAACAGACCATCCAGCCCGCCGCAACTGTCGGCGCCCGTGCTGCTCCAGCACCGGACATGGCCCGGATGTCGACCGATGAGTGGATGCGCGCTCGTCAGAAACAAATCGCCGACCGGCGCCGCAAGAGGTAGCTCACCGCCGCCGCTCGGCCTCACCCAGAAAGTGAAAGGCCGTGGCCAACACCATCCTCACGGCCTCGCAGATCACGCGCGAGGCCCTTCGCATCCTGCACCAGAAGCTCAACTTCATCGGGACCATCAACCGCCAGTACGACGACGCCTACGCCAAGGAGGGAGCCAAGATCGGCGACACCCTGCGCATCCGTCTGCCGAACCAGTACGTGGTGCGGTCCGGTCCGGTGCTCACCACCCAGGACACCGTCGAGCAGTCGACCAGCTTGCAGATCGCCACCCAGAAGGGCGTCGACCTGAACTTCACCTCGGTCGACCTCACCCTGTTCCTGGACGACTTCAGCCAACGCATCCTCGAACCGGCGATGGCCGTGCTCGCGTCGAACATCGAGAGCGACGCGATGAGCATGTACCAGTCGGTCTACAACGCCAGCTACAACGCCGGCGCCGCGGCCGTGTTCAAGGGCCTCCTGGCGGGCGGCAAGCAGCTCACCGACAGCCTGTGTCCCCGTGACCGGCGCACGGCCAACCTGTGCACCCAGGACACCGTCGACCTCGTCGAC